AAACTGGGCTCGCAAGGCGCTCCGGCCTACAACGCGCGGGATTCCTGCCCCACAAACAAATTAAGCGGACGCGTGAAGCCGGATCTTGCGGGATCCTTAAGAAAATCTGCGCGGCGGGATATCTGCTCGGTATCACTGGGCTGACGCGCGTGGCCTTTTCCAATCTCGCAATCACGCGTCGCTCGCGCATATATGTTTTAAGAGTTTGAGGAGTAGGATCTGGTTTAGTGAGTAGTCTGAGCAGGAGAGTATAATATACGGGGATTCCCGTATGTATATATATAAAGAAAGTCTATGAGTGTCTTAATCTATAAAAGGCTTTGGGTCTATTCTATTGCCTTCTTCATCATAGGTAACAGTTCGGGCTTTCCATTGTGATTCCCCTTGCGATTCTCTGATTGCTTTATCGTGTGCAACCCTTTCTCTCATTTCTTCAACTGATTCTCTATGTATGATTCTTCCACCCTCTTTGATTTGCCATTCGTATATTCCTGATTTCTTATTGAATACTGCCTGGCCGAATCTTAATTTCTTTTTGGTTCTTGTGATGATAGCTTTTTTGTTCATTTTATACTTTCAATTTAAGGGGTTTATATGTGTAATGCAATAAGAGAGGGCAATGAGAGTGTTATATCAATCAACAAAGGAATGTAGAAAGGATTCCCACTGCCCCCTATATTATTTAGCCCTCAATCATATAGATTGCTGAGCGGCCATCTCTTGTTTGTGATGCCCCACCCACAGCTTTTCTTGCAAGAACCCTGACCTTTTTAAGTGCCTTAGCCCTTGTGTCTTTATCTTGGTTATCATCAACAAGATTTAAGTGCTCTGCAATATTTAGAGCTGATGTACCTGTAGATCCTTGAGCTTTAATGAACTCGGTAACCATTGTCTGAGTTGATTTTTTAGGCCCCTCAGATGCCTTTGTTTTTGTATTAGCCATATAGCTGATACCTCCGTTTTTGTTTGATTAACTATATTTCATTATTCCTTACAAATTGATAACCTTTAAATCATTATTTCCTATCAATTTGTTATAAAATAAATTACAAACCTTTGAGCATAATGTAACCGTTATCATCATACCTTATTTACAACAAGTGATTAAGGCGATTATGGTTGAATTACCATGTGTAACGTGTTCAAGCGTACAAGCATGATCTCCCATTTGAAAACAATCTGCCTCCATTACCTCTTCAATTATTTCGGTAACCTCTGCTATCCGATCCTTGTAATTATCTGTGTTCTCAACCCACGGTTTAAAATCGAACATGAGCACAATATATTCCTCGTTCCCGTCATCATATACGGTCTTACTGGTTAAGACGAACCTGTCATCTTGTAAGCGTTCATCGAAATCTTTCGTAAAATCACCTTTAATATTCATTTGTTCCTCCATCATTTGCATACCCTAATTTCCTTAATATCTCCAATTGTAAATACAAATTTGTCCGCCCCACTTGGATGCTCTGTTGAACAGGTGGGCAGCCATACCTCAAATTGCTTAGGATCCTCAGGATAGCCCCTTGATTCCACATCGCTTATATCAAATTGAAAGTATCCAGGAGCCGATTCAATCGTGGTGCCGTCCCTTAAATCAATTTCAATATATGGGTCCCAGTCGTTTGTATGTTCAAAATCCCCTAATGCCATACAAACATTCAAATCCCAATGTAGCTTTACAAAGATTGCAATAGCGTGTATATCTTCAGCGCCTTCAAAATTGATAGGCTGTTTGACGATTTCATCCATCAATCTTGTTGAAACCTGGTAATTCCATTTATTCACATAACTCATTATATAACCCCTTTGCTATTATTTAATATTATAAAATAATTTACAAACCAAGAATCATAATGTAACCGTTGTCCTCAATTATTTTTTATCCCGTCTACCCCTGGTGGGCTCACAAGCTTCAAGGACTGCCCCCTAATTATTTCCCCTGATCTTCGTATCTCTTATCCTCTATAGTATACTGAACCAACTTGTGATTCCCTTTACTATCAATACTAAATATATATTCAATCCTATAATAAGCCTTTTCATCCCTTGACTTTATTAATTCCAATACATCATCAAGGCTATCAAAATTCTCAAATATACTCCAGCCCCCGTGGAAGCCATGCTTATCACTGTCTGCTATATCCCAATTATCACCTAATCTTAATCTATCACTTATAATTAACCATTTCTTATTTTCTTCCATTTGTTGTGCCTCCATTCCAGCATTCTATTAATCTATTTGTTATCCATTTATTCGGGGATTCATATTTATCAAAATCATCTTCATATTCCGAAACATAATCTTCATCCAATAAATCAATTAATATATCACTTACATCATTCTTGCCATATCTATGCAACTCTACAATATTGCCTGCCGTATCTATCTTGATGTGCAGATGATTCTGATCTTCATCAATAAACCACATGCCTTCTTGATTTATTTTCATTGTTAATCCTGAATCTTCACAATAAACTAATGATACTGCTTCTTGTAGACTAAACTTCTTAGTTGGTCTATAATAGGTACTCATGCTTTGTCCTCCATTTTGAACCCCATTTTTTGTTTATATAATAATTTACAAACCGGGAATCACAAAGTAACCGTTATCCCTTTTTCATAAATCTTGCAATTTGTTTTGCCCTTTCAGGGATTACCTTATCCCAATTACAAATATCACAACAATCCCCCTCTTTTATAGGGTCTGCATTGTTGGGCATCATAAACCCCTTAAAAAATTCTTTACTACAGATTACACAATTCCAATAATTGTCCTTGTCATCTGGGCTTAAATCCTTATTAATAATCTGGGTAATCATTGTTTTTCCCATACTCATATCTACATCTCCAAGCTTTCAATATATTCATCTATCTCTTTAGGTGTCATTCTACCGTCTTCCTCAAGAGCTTCTCTTAATTCATCATTAGTCATTGGTGGGTACTCAATACCGTCATATTCCATATTAATTACCTGTTGCCCCTTTCAAACCTTTGACAATCCCATAATTGCGACGGTCGAAGGCTTTGTTGATTTTGGCTGCTGATTCTTGATTGTGTACAATAATGACATCGCCGCCTGTTTTGTGGCCCCAATTAGGAACAACGCCATATTTGGCAGTGCTTGCACAATTAACGCATTGCTTCAAACCCATTTCAACCCTTTCGGGATGATTGGGCTTATTGCATGAAACACAATTTATTTTTTTGTCCATGATACCTCCCTATCCTGGTTTTTTATTTATATAATAAATTACAAACCAATAAACTATTTGTAACCGTTATCAGGTTATTCTATAAAATCTCTATCATAGAAGCTAAAGTATCTACCTGTGGGTTTTGCTAAGTCTTTGTTAGAATAAATAAAGTCAAAGCCTTCAGAGGGTATACTGCATTGATAATCTTCATCATCCCCTCCTTCATACCATAGCCCATAAGTAGAGCAGATAGTGTCTACCATTTCCTGTAAAGCGGGTGTAAATTCAAGATATCTACCGCCATTAAACCTATTATTTTGTTTGTTTTCAGCTAGGAATCTAATTCCACCCATTCCAACATACATAGCTTCACATTCTTCAAACATACTGGCGAAGTAATAATCAAGTATTTTATGAACAATGACTTTATCTTCACATTCTTCTAAGTTTAAATTCTCAGCCCATCGCTTAGCCTCTTTGATTAACTCAGGTGATTCTAAGTCATATATCATTGTAGGATATTTACCTTTTAAATCCATAATACCTCCATATCATTGTTTTTATTATTTATAATTAAATATACAAACCAGGAATCAGATTGTAACCGTTATCTAAATTGTCGGTATTTGTTCAAAGCCATCCCTGAAAGCATTGCTTTGTTTCAACCATTCATTAGTATCATAATTACCAATCCCGTGAAGAAATCTATCCTTGTTAATCTCAAATTGATTTAAAAAGTAAAACAAAGGATAAAGATAACCTGCCTGGTAATCACCATCATCGTTATCATAAAGGTTCATATTTGCCCTCATCAGATCATTACACAAGTAAAGCCTATCGGGTGTAAATTCAATCTTGGAAATATCATCAGTCAAGTGATTACGCCCTGTTTCATAGTTAACCAATAAAGGTTTGTTCTTGGTATCAAAGAACCTAATACCTAATAAATAATTCAACTCCCTTTCGGTGTGCTTATTTATTTCCCCAATGCCATAGAAATCCCAAGGTGTTGGAAACTGTTTATCATATTGATAGTGATCTTCAGCTTCATCTCTAAATTCATCGAGCATCAAAATATTAACCCATAATTCTTGAGTATCTATGTCGTTCATATCTACAATAACTGTATTGTCCATATTCACAACCTCCTATTTTTTGTTTATATTAATTTAATTTACAAACCAAGAATCAGATTGTAACCGTTGTCATTTTTCTTGATTTAATTTGACTTGTCTTTTAACCATTATCTTCGTCATGGTACGGATTACTGCATTCAAGGCTAGCAATATATCCCAGATATCATACATGTTTTCAAAAGGTAAGTGTTGAAATATCCTTTTGTACACAGTTGCTTGGGGCCCATTTTCTGGTAGCCCTTGTTTGATTACCTCTAAGTCTTCATGTTCTAATAATTCTAACATATTCCCTCCTAATCCAATAGCGTCATATAATTAGCTGCGTGATACTCCCTGAACCAATCAAGTCCAGCCCTAACTACCTTCTGTGCTCCGGGATTTGTCATATATGATTTCCCCGCAAACATCTGAACCCCCATAATCATTGAATAGACTGCCTCCTCTAACGGTGTAACCTCAGCAGATTGACCTGAGAAGTGATTAGTGACCTTTTGATTCTTACAACTAATTGACATCTGATTAATCTTATAAGGGAAACTCTTATATTCCTTTTCGGATGTTTGTATTTCATTACAACAACCGCATTTCCAACTTATCTTTTGCATAATACCTCCATATCATGGTTTTTTTATTTGTTAATTAAAATTACAAATCAATAAACTATTTGTAACCGTTTTCTAAAAAATCCCAAAGCTTACAAACTTTTTCCAACCAGCCAGCGAGCCCAATGGCAAAGCCTTAATCGCCAGAGTAATGCCGATATTGTTTTTGATAAGGACCCATAAGTTCTTCCCATTTATTTATCATTGATGATGCCCCATTTGCAAAAGCTTGAGCATACATTATAAATAACAGTTTATCTTTAATATCAGGATTTACAGGATTCTTTTTAATTGCTTCCTGTGCCTGGTCTATGGCTTCTTTAGTAATCATAGTGTTATATTCTCCTTAATAATTGCATACAGTAGAAAGCCTAATAGTAATACCCAAGAGGTTATAATAAATATCATTTATAATCCCCCGGACTTACCTCAACAGGAATACCCATAGCATAGAATACAGCATCGGGCTTATTGTCAAAATCTTCAACAAATACTTCATTGCCCGATACGGACCATGATATCCATGTATTCTTGTCTTGTTTATAATACCCGCCTGTATAATGATAATGGTCACAGACCTCATAACCTTTATTTGATAGGTTATCTAACTCATCCTTAGAATCTTCGCCACCTAATATATTAATCGGATTGATTACCATAAGCCTCCTCCTTTGTTGTGTTGTAATATTCGCAAGTATCCCTTTCAATAAAGGTATCGTATCGGTCCTTGAGTACTATCTCAATTTCAACACATTTTTCATCTGTTTTTGGGTTTGGCGTAAATTCTATTATCCACTCCCTGTAGTCTTTTTCTGCCTTAAGCTTCATGGTCTGGTCAACCATTTTTTGTTTGATAAGGCTATAGCCTTTGAGCTTGCACCAAGTATTTGCCTGGTCAAGTAACCATTGTTCATTAATTTCCATCAATACCTCCAATTGCATGGTTTTTTGTTTATATAATAATTTAAAAACTTATTTACTTTTTGTAACCGTTTGCTTGATAAACCTCGGTCCCGCATCTTTAATTCTATCAACCATATCTTTATACTTACGGTCCTTAAATATAAAGTTATTTTTATTTAAATATCTTTCGTGTTTAATACTCCAAGTTTTATCTTCTTTCATCTTTTGCCTTTCTTGTGGGCCGGAATATAAACGGTAAATGGAGGTCCACCGTGGAGTCCTTCCGGGTTATCCATTCCGACCACAACACTTTTTATATTTTTTATTACTATCACAAAAACATAAGTCATTTCTATTTATATTTCTATGTTCATAAGCCCACAAATAATAGTTTCTCCAGCCTCCAATTGTACGGACAAACTCTCCAAATGTTGAGAACTTATTCTTCGGGTACATTCTTGAAAGCTGTGTCTTCAAGCTTACCCCCTACGTCAATTACCAATTCAGTTAAATGCTTATCACATAATTTAACCGCAATAAACTTTGACCAAGGATTCATCTTGGCTATGTTAATTGTTCTTGTATCTTCAACAGGATGGTCACAACCAGCCCATTCACATATTGTAAGCTCTTGACTTACTTTGTGTTCACAACCACATTTGTTGCATTTAAAAGTTTTACCCATTTCTAATACCACTGTATATATAATACGTAACACTTTGAAATATCTTTGCTACTTTATTTAAATCCATAATTAATACTTACTCCTTCCGTTTACAATAAACTTGATTGCATAGTCCTGTAAAGATTTGTAATCCCAACTGGTATATACTGCTTTGCCATTTAAACTCTTGACATAAGGACCTTTTGGGTCAGCTCCAGCTTCAATACAATCAATGAACAATTCAAAAGCCCTAGCACTAGATAGATTACCTGTATCATAAGGGGCAATATTTGCCATCCTTAGCCCACCGTTATTTTTAACAATTACTTTACCCTTGACTAGTGTTTCAGTTATCTTGTCCATCGGGGAATACCAATAACTTGCTTTTACTCCAGTATTTTCATGGTCATAATTTATCTCTAGATTATAACCTTTGTACTGCCATCTTTTATCCTGAAAGCCCATTAGAATTCCTCCTCAACAAGATTGCTAACCAAGTCTGCAAAACTGTCTTTCTTGTTTTGAACAATATCTTTCCACTCTGCATCAGTTAAAGTACAACCTTTAATAGATTCATAGTTATCCTTAGTAATCCATTGAATAAGCATATCTTCTTGGCTGTGTACATCTTCAACCTGTTTTATTTGTTTATCTATGTCCATAATAATATCCTCCATTTATTTATTATTTAAACAAATTTACAAACCCGTAAACTATTTGTAACCGTTTACTAAATATCAAGGGAGCTATAATCGGGACAAAAGGAAGGCCAATGAAAGGACCTTTGTATAAAGCACCCGTGATTAACATTACTATTAATCGCTCCCTTGATTTATCTTTCTTCTTTTAAGCTGTTTTTTTTGCTTCCTAGCTTCTAATGCCCAATTTGTAGTATCGGGAACATAACCTTTAGTATGATCAGCTATTACACAACTAAAGCATGTATCCGGAAACAAAACCATTATGCCGTTACCTAAATCCTTTTGGCAAACAACACAAAGGTTATCATCTGGTTTAGTTTTATGCGTTTGCATAAGGGTCTAAATCCTTATTTGGTATCAATTGCCAACTATTTTGATTGGTCATTAATACTTGTTTGCACTTGGTTTTAATAATATTTAAAGCCTTGAGCTCTTGTTTATTTTCTAGTGCCTTATCTACCTCAGCTTGTACTTTGGTGTTTAATAATGCAAAATAAACAACAGCATGGCGGTGTCTATTTGCTTCAGCCCTAACACTCCACTCAAATAATCTTCTTGTATCAAGTTTGTCTTTAGGGTAAAAGCTTTCTATACCATGTGCATCAGCGATCCCTGCAAAATTCCAATCATCTCTATCGAGTATGTCACCAGTGGTGTGGGAACCTGCGCTGTTAAGCTTATATTTCTCCATATTCCATCCTCATTAATTAACATTAAAGTATTTCATGCATGTTCTAAGTAAGTGATCATAGTCACCCTTCTTAGCTTCATCAAGAAACTCATTGATTTTAGTATCTTCAATACCTGCCCTACGTGCAGCCTTTTGACAAAGACCTAATACCATAAAAGCATTACCGTCTTGCCCTATTAAATCAACATCAACATTGAACTTATTAGTTTCCATTACCTTATTCCTCCTCGTTGTTTAAAAAATCTTCTAATCGTAAACCTTCAACTATCTTCCATGCTGTCTTGGTTATCCCATTAGGCATAGTAATAGAATCATCCCCTTTATTATCATCCACAAATTCAATAGCCTGTTGTGCAGACTCAATAAAATCTGTATGTATAGGGGGGTAGAAATTACCCGTTAGATGCCATTTTAAAGCCTGATCTTTATTGGTACTTTCAATCATTGATTGTGTTGCTAGCCTACCCATTAGTTTTTATCTCCTAGATCAGCCATTTTTTGAAATTGCATACCCTGGGTTTGTAAATCATGTGTTTCAATAACTAAATCTTTCCCGGCAATTTCATCAAATCTAAGAAAATTGAAATCTTCAGGGGCTTTAAACCCTTGTTCTAACAACCTTTTTTCAGCATCTTGTTTATCTTTAGCAACCGTCAATAGTAATACATGATGTTGCTCTTCTTCATTCCATACCATTGTCATGAAATGTCTTTTAATTTCCGTAGTCATATCCACTTGTAAAGCCCTCCGTATTTATCTTGTTGGCGTTTTTATCAATTTGAAATTGTATCCATTGCTCAAGCTCCATCCAGTGCCAACCATTGGCGGCAGCAATATGGAATTCAATCTCTTTATCTTGTTTCCAAAAATCAATAGGTTTCATACCGTCATCATACAATAGACTTGAATTCTTCCATTCATATATTTGAAGATAAGCTCCATCAAAATGTTGGAATGTATACGAGCCAGAAACCTTGTAGCTATCACTTTCAGTTGGAAAACCAAAAGTCATAATCAAATCAATAGGTTTGAATTTAGCATAGCCAACAAGACTATTTGTACCTGTCTTTGTTACATCTTCGCCTGTAACGTGGCTGAATAAACTTGATGGATCTTCCCCGTCGGGGTAATTATCAAGTTCTTCAAGTGCTTCAATTAAATTTCCCATAGCCTTTATACTCCTGTTTTTTTATTATTAATTAAAATTACAAACCACAAAACTATTTGTAACCGTTTGCTAAATACCAGTTTCTGTAGGGTCTATATCAAAATCATTTAAAAACTCCTTGATTTTGGTTCTAACACCTGGTTCACTAGGTCTTTGATAAATATTAGTTAATAATTCTAATGATCTAGTAAACCAGCCATCCAGTTCACCATATTGATTTTTCAAAAATTTTATTTGCTCATCTTTACTAATTTTCTTTTCTTTGCTCATGGTAATTCCACCTTTATATTTTCCCAACCATTTGGGTATTTATCTAATACTTCTTTTGGGGTAATCTTCTTACCACCACCATCAAGATAATCTTCCCACCATCTTATTCCGCGTTTCAATCTCCACAAAGCAAATTTGGGAATATCTTCATCTTGTATAGTAAATATAAGATCATTTCTACCGCCCGTATTAGGTTCCCCTTTACTTGGTAACGTCTTATATTCACATTCATATTTAACAGTAAAACCTTGTTTTTCCATTTGTTCTTCAAACTGGTCTTTATTTTCTGGGCCAACAATACAACCTTCCCATAATACTAATTGGTCTTTCCTCATATTACTTCCTCCATATTATTATCCCCTAGCCGTGTTTACCATCTAGATTTATACACCGTTTCGACATACTAGGCCGTCACTAGGGGACAATAATGATTTGCGAAGACAATGGCGGGGCCATTAATGCTCAATATCCCGCCATGCCTTATGTTTAACTTTGTCCTGTAATCATTTGACCTGAATAAGCTTCAAGCTTCAACCTTGTATCTTGGTCAAAACCTTTTGCTTTGTGAGTCAAATTGTTCAAGACAGAATAACCATTAAGGTTTGTATTTTCCAACTTGGTCAATACTCCCTTTTTGTATGCCCTGTCCTGTGCCAAATAAACCAGGCGTTGCTCTCTATCAGTTTTAAAGATTGATGTATCAACATAATCTTCATCCTTGATAATACCTTGAATACCTTTGTAATACTTGGCATATTCAACAACATTCAATGGTCGTTTCAAACCCTTGAGTTGATTTTCAAGACGGTTTGTATCAACTGTCATTTCAGATAGTTTCAATAAGAAATTATCAAGCCCAGCCTCAATATTACGGCCGAATTTGTTTCTTAATTTTACATGACCTTCTTTTGATGGCATTGTCATACCGTTTGTGCAAACTAGCCTTAATAAGAATAGTTTTGCATTAGTAAGTAGATGCCCTGTTGTTGAATTGTTAAGTGTGACACCGGATTCAATGATATCACCTTTTTCAATTTCAAGATCCTTATAGTTCATATCCCCGAACCTTGGTTGAGTAATATCGAGCTCAAGTAAATTATCACTCAATAATGCCCTTTTGATGTTCGGTGAATTCTTTTGAATATGATTCAAAAACAATTCGTGATCCAAAGGAATGAACATATCATGTGCAACATTGACAACAGCCCCGTCATCTTTACGAGTAAAGATTTGGATTTGCTTATCAGACATTGCTGATAGTTCCTTTATGTTATGCTTCAATAAATCCCAGTTGATTTGCTTAGCGAATGGATCAGGAATAGAAAGCCTACGACAAAGAGCTTTAAAAGCTGGCAGTGTCATGTTTGATTCCATGTTTTGTCCCTTTTCATTACGCCAAGTCAAGGATCCGTCATCTTTGATATTCAACTGACTAAAATCAACAGTATCAGAGTTGTACTGGAATTTTGTTTTAATTCCATCAATTAGCTCTTTATGGTCTGTAGACCTTAGTGTGTTTACCGAAGCGAAATGTAAATTAGAATAACCCATATTTACATACCTCCTAACTTGTTATTTACCATTACCTAACATACCTCCCACGGTTGATTTTGAACCGCCAACCCCTCTGTGTATGTTCATATTTGACCCAACGTCCTTGCCTGATTTATAACCATCCCAAGAACTGGATCTGGAACCCCTGCTTGTACCTAGATTAGGCCATTTGTTGTCACGATATTCCGTAACAGCCTTATCATTGTATAAGACAAGTCCCTGTACATTTTTATCAGCGTCTTGCAATTCCTGCAATGCCATTGATAATTGATTTGAAATCCCAGCTACTGCGCCCTGGAAAAAGCCACGTTTGAATACATTGCGTTTATCATAACCATTGTACCATGACCATTCTTGTTTTTCAGCATCCCTTAATCGTGGAATAAGCTGCATACAAATAAAGTTAACCATTGATACATTGGCCTTTGAGCCTATAACCGTTATGTTTTTCCATTTGCCACCTCCGTGTACAATGATTTTACATAAGTTGTTAATAGCTACAACATGATAAAGTGATGAAATCCAATTGCCTTCAACCTTTTTCCATGTGTCCCTCATATTGAATAACTCATCCATAATTGCCCTTTCGTCTTCCCCTATCTGGGTATCAACATCAGACATACTTAGATTATGTTTAATCAACATTGATTGAGCCATCTTGGCGGCAACCTCGGCTTCATGTTTTGTCCCACCGTCTGCCATCTTCATTAATTTGGCGATACGATTTAAGATCTTATCCATGTCTTTAGCCATTTTGTTTTACCTCCAATTTCATGTGTTTTTTTATTACAATACAAATTAAAAACTTTTAAACTATTTGTAACCGTTTGCACAAAACTTTTTTTGCCAGGACATTTCATATTTAAAAAAATATTATTCCTTTAACCATTTTTGTTTATAGTGCGTTACAGCTATTTCTTTAAACTTTGCTTCAATCATTACATCAACCTGCTTGCCATAAGTATCTATATAATCATAGACAAGATTTGAATGAGCCTGAAGCTTTACCTTCGGGTTATCTTGTTCAATAGCCATGCTTTCACTATAATGCATAGCTGGTATAATATCTTCGGGCCATGTAGAGTATGCCAATTCAAAAGCTTCCTTCTCCGTCAAGTTACCATCACAAAATCTATGATGGTGATAATCAAACACAATCGGAATACCAATTCTTTTATAAATACCATCATATAAATCTTGTACAGAATACATACTAGCCTTATCATCATTTTCAACAGTCAATCGGGATTTGACATTCGAAGGAAGCTTTTCAAAGTTTTTACAAAACCTATCCATAGCTGATTCTTTATCTCCATAAGCGCCACCTAAGTGTATATTAATTTTATTGTAGGGGGTTTGCCCGAAACCCATAAAATCAAATAAGTCTGCGTGTTCAGATAAATCTTTTATACAATTCTCAATAACATGAGGTTTCATTGAAGTCAAAACATTGTATGGACCTGGGTGAGTTGTTACCCTCACCCCATGAGTCGTAGCCTTAACTCCAATGGATCTCAAAAGTACTTTGATATTATCGAGGTCTTTGAGATCAGTCCAATTATATTCAGATTTCCAGGGTGCAATACCGCTTGTCATGCGATAGAAATCAAAACCATTGAGTATATTCCAGTCCATAATCTTGTCTAAATCTTTTACATTTGCTAGTGTAATATCATTAGCTTTGTCAACGCCCTGGGCTTCAAATGTACGTTTAATCATTGTACGCCCTGTATAAATCCTTTCAACCCCTTTGGGTTGGTTTCCGTATTCTTGAGGGTATGCAAGCTCCATATTGATACAAGCATAACCATATTTGTTTTTATTAATCATAAAATGCTGCAAGTATTAAGCAAAGTGAAATTAAAATTATTGTTTCTGCCATTAGTAAAAGTGCCCTTCAAGTTTGATTTGTAATTAGTATAAATAAATATAGACAAAGTAGTATTAATGTTTTTGGCTCCGTATAACTACTTCATCATACTTGAACGGTTTATGACCCGGTGACATTAAAAAATCAATCCTGTTAGTCCACTTCTTATTCATTGTATCTCTTACTTGCCAAATACCCGAATGTTCTCCAGCCCCTTGAACTATTATAAAATCTCCATAATCAAAAGGTCCGCCCCAGCGTTTAAGCAAATCTCTTGACAAAGCAACATAACGATATTCATGTGCTTTGTATATGTCAATAATAGTACCATCAGCTAATTCATTTGGTGTACTATCAGTTTGCCACGTTACGGGTTGATACATTGTAGCAGTAACTCTATAGGTTTGATTTCTTTGTTCTAACTTAATTATCTGGCTATTCAAATCAATTATCTTGGCTTGATAATATTCAATAGAAGACAATGCTTGAAAGAAAATCAAGACGTAACCCCCACAACTTATAAAGAATGCAAAAGCTGTATTGATTCTATTATTCATAGGTTAGTTCCTCCATATTTTTTGTTTATACAATAATTTACAAACCAGCAAACTATTTGTAACCGTTTACACTCCCGTCTGTATACTTTAAGTTTTTACCTATATTTCTTATATTAATATATGCAAATCATTGATAACTTTGTTAAAGATCCTACTTTACTAAAAGCTGTTAGTAACCTTGATGACCCTTTCTGGACTCAAGGCTATTATTGGTGGCAAAACGGTTCTCCTACAATAACTTTACGTCATAAGCTGATTGATTATATCTGGTTGCAAGGGCGTATCAATGATGCACCCAATAATTTTAAAGGCTTTGAGCATTGGATTGGTATTTATGATTCTGATAATAAGCTCAGTACAATGCAAAAGGAACAGCAGGGCAAAGCAACCTATTCTTTAAACCATCATTTGGATAAAGATGAATGGCTTTGGAAGAATAAACAGATTTTATCTAAACCCTCTATAGGGTGTGTTTATTACCCTCCTATTGGTGAACAATGTGAAGGCGGGGAATTAGTTATATATGATACAGAAGAAACTGATTCAACAGCTAAATCAACTGCTATAGCACCTAAACCAAATAGATTAGTAGTATTCAATCCTGGACAGTATCATGCTGTACAAGAAGTAACAGCAGGTGTTCGTTATGCTATTGCTATAAATGTTTGGGAAAATGCATTAAGTCCAGGTCAATTAAAAGATATGAACGAGGTTGTTTAATGAAAATATTAGTTACAGGCGGAGCAGGATTTATTGGTTATCACTTAATTAAAAGATTAAAACAAGGTGGCCATGAAGTATTTACCTTTGATGATTTTAGTATGGCTAATAATACGATTGAAGGTCAAGAATATCAAAAGTATTGTGTTTATGAAGATAGGAAATGGTGGGGAGAATATTATAAAGACATAGATCTTATCTATCACTTAGCTGCTGTATCCCGTATACAGCCCTCCTTTACAGACCCTTGGCGAACAAGTAAAATCAATATTATGGGAACTCAAGCAGTATTAGAATATGCTAGAAGGAACAATTGTAAAGTTGTGTATCCCGCTTCAAGTTCAAAGTATGGTGGAGAATTAAGTTCCCCCTATGCTTGGACTAAGCTTCAAGGAGAAAAACTTTGTCAGCTCTATAATCAAACGTATGACGTTGATGTTGCTATACCAAGGTTTTATAACGTGTATGGTCCGAAACAGCCACAAGAGGGCGCTTTTGCAACCGTATTGGGTATATTTGAGAAACAGTTTGCCGAAGGTAAGCCGTTAACGATTGAAGGTAGTGGTGAGCAACGAAGAGACTTTACACATGTGGAAGATGTAGCAGAAGGTATAACACTAATTGGGGAACTACCTTTCCTATTTGGTGAAGAATGGGAATTAGGTACAGGAACTAATTATTCTATCAACGAGATTGTCGATTATTTTAATACAGAGGTAGAATATATTGAAGACCGTAAAGGCCAGTACCCCGAAACTCTTTGTACTGATACCAAAGCTCGAAGAAGATTAGACTGGAAACCTAAATGGGATTTATTAGATTATATTCAAACTGTAATAGATGGACTAAAATGAAGAAAGAAAAATTTTTAATTGAAATAACCTACAGTGAGTCTGGAAAAAAAGAAGTAATCAAATTAAAGACTGATGACCTGGCTTGGTCAATGGTTCAGTATCAAAGAAATCGAAAACAACTTACTTGGGAAATTATTCCTTCGGTTTAGTTACTAACGTACCCGTTATAACATAACAATCATTTAATAATCCTGGGATTATAGGTGTGATAGCTGTTTTACCATCCCACAAGCAAAGTGAATTATAATCTTGTGTAAAATTAAAAAGCGTATTGTCTTGTTTCCATCCCAATAGGGTTCCACCCCACAAAGAATTCCAGTTCGGTGTAATGAAAAGTGAAAAGCCAAACTGACTAGGGCGAAGCATTCTTTCCCCATAAAAATCATTTGATGAATAACGAGCCCACTCAATAGTTTCTATCTGGACCTGTTTACCAAGCTTGTCACTTGCAATAACTTCAAATTTTCCTCCTGGCTTAAATATACCATTTTCATGACTATCACAAATAAAACAATCACAATCTTCAACATGGTAACTAAACTTCCCAGGATAGTTACCCACCTGTCTTGAGTAGCTATAACTTGGTTGCCCTTTCTTAAACGATTCATAAGCTGTATTAAGCATTGCAGTTCTTTCCCCCTTATTATTTGCAAAGATTTGCGATACTTCATTAGTGTTTAAAAAACCACTGTTATCAGTATACCCTGCTACATAAGCCCACCAGTCTGTTGGACTTTCAATAGACAAGAAAGAATGAATTGCACTTGCCTCTTCAATATCTAATACGTTTTCTATAATACTATAATTCATTATTTACCCCATTTGCTTAAATCTATTAATATATATAAAGCTATACACCAAGAAGCTACTGCTATTACAACGTGTTCTAAGTTTATCATAATCCAAACTTAGTACCTTTAACTATTAAATCTAGTGCATCTTCTGATAATATCTTATTATCTTTTAACTCTACTAAGAATTTTCCTGTTGATTGTCCTTTGCACAAAGCTTGACTACCACCAAGAATAATATTAGAGCGCCCAGGTGAAATAATATACCTTTCATCTATTCCCTCTCTTTTGTATGTAAAAATCTTTATTCGTCTATCTTCTTTTTCAAGCTCAGTTAGTAAAGCCCACATTAAATCATCAGTAGAATCATCAAAAATAACCCATTCCCAATCTCTCCAAGTCAGTTGTTTTACTCCGTAGAAAACTTCAATAAATAAATCGGGATCAGAATTATTGGTATTAGTAAGTAGGCTTACTCTATTAGACCTCGGGTCTCTTTTATTTTTAAGCCTGTTCTTCTGCACTAAATTCTAATACTTGTTGGTCTTCATCAACTTCTGTAGGTATTACTTCTTGAACATTTGCTTCAACTGATCCATTTAGGAACCAATCTTTTGTGGGACTAGGTGATGCATGAGAACCTAAGCATTTGCCTTGTTCTTCTAATTCTTTCCAAGTAGTCTTTCCTCTAGTTACCAACCTATGAGCATACATATAGTGAGTACTACAAAGTCCACGAGTTTTTGCATCATTATCACAAACTGGTACTAAACATTTTACAGATGATGTAGCTTCTAAACCTTCCATATCTTCTTTGTCTCCAAATAAATTAATAATAATATTATAATATAACGAAAATTATTATGAACTTTACTGATAGGCAACAAAAAAAGATTGGGCAACTAGAGAGGTAGCTTGAGGTTTGGAGGTAAGAAAAGATAAAGACCTAGTTGCCCAACAATAAAATACTTATAGTCTTAGGTGTTATGCAAATGTTTCATTGCTCTTTTGAAAGTATATTGAGCCATGTCTTTAACTTTGATAGTAGCCTTGGTGGGATGAGAGGCTAATTCGTTAGCAGGTATAAAAGCTATCATCTCTTGTTCTAGATTTACTAAAGCAAAAATTTCTAATGCCTTGAAGTCATATTGCTCAGTTTTTGATATACCTATTTGTAAATTCCAAACAAAGCCTCGAGGTATAACTATCTGTCTTCCTTTGCCATTTCTATCTGGACTTGTTGAATATTGATTAGATGATTTAACTTGTACCCTAATTAGTTCTCCAGTTATATCGTTAGTAGCAAAAACATCAAAAGCTTGACCATGAGGTATAAGGAAAGGTTTGAAGCCTTCTTGGGATATATGGTAGCAAGCAAAAAACTCAGCAGTGTGGCCTTTTTGTTTATTACTATTTCCCATTAAATAGTCTACCATTAGGAATAGACGCATAATCAGTCTTATTATTGAATAGGTATAAAACACCCAAACTCAATACTTCCTTAGCAGTAGTAATAACCGTTCCCTTTTTGTAGTTGTTGACATTATTCATTTTCATATCTAAAACAAGAGTAGCATTAAAAGCAGAGGCTTGTAAATGTAATTCAAGTTTTACCATCTCAGGGATTTCAGATACATCAGATACAAAAACTAAGTCATCGATATTTAAGTTTTTCTGCTTGTGTAAATAATGGACAGTGTCTGAAATGGCATTACGTTGATAGTCTTTTCCTTTTTCTTTAGGCATATCTTCAACCTTGATATATAATATCTTATCCGAATAGTCCTTAAATCTTTCACGGTTTTCTTCATAATAAAAAGGTTTATCCTGCCCGTCAAAGGTTTTACTAGACTCGATTAAAACAAAAAGATTTACATAAGGTGAAAGTAGTGATAGGCGAATTTCTAGAACATCCAATTCATCATTGAATAGAAAGCAATCGATTATGTTTTTCTGTGATTCGTTCATATAGCTGTTTAGTTAATTCAATATCGTATAAAGCATCGTGTAATTCTTCTTCTTTTACTTCGATACCCAGGTATTTACAAACCTGGAACAATTTAAAATTAATCAACTTTTCCCTTTCTCCCATGAGATTATGTGCTACCATGTTCATAATATCAATAGGGGGAAACCAAAAAAAGCTACCAAAGTAGCTAAAAAGCTGTTTTTCAAACCAAGCTCTTAAGAAATCATAGTCAAACTTAGCATTATACCCTAAAAAATAAAATTTATCAGTTTTATCATAGGGATCTATATACTTATTAAAAATATCCAATAGTTCTTGTTTTATAAGGGGAGGATTGGGATAACCTTTTAAATCTTCAACTGTTGAATCTATAACTTCTAAAGCTTGTCTTGATACTGCTGAACCTTTTAAGGGCCTTACTTTAAAACAAAAGGATTCTTTCTCAATACCATCAATCTCAACAATTCCAGCTATTTGAACAACGGAATGTTTGCGAGGATTTAAGCCTGTGGTTTCAAGGTCAATCCAAAGTCTTTTCATTTCTTTCCTATCGGTTTATTGCTGCCCAATCAACGTGACCAAGTTTAGCCCCGTCATGGTGGTAGACTGCTACCGCCAAAGCATCCCAAAGGTGATTACTAATACCTTCTAATGGGTGGCCTTTCTTAGATTCACCAAATCTCAATTTTAATGATTGAATAACTTGAGTTTTCTTTTTACCTCTTACCCCACCCGTTATATGTGTAAGTATGGTTGGGCGAGTGTATAAATAAATATTAGTGTCTTTTCCAAAAGCTTTCTCGAACCTGCCTATTGCTCTTACAGTTAAGAAAGTTGTTTGACCCACTGCCATGCCATAAGACTGTACAAATTCAATAGCTAATGAGTCCTGGTCTGGATTAAAAGTTTCTAATGTTTTTTCGATTTCAAGGTTAGTATCGTATTGTATAAATTGGACTTTGTAATCTTCATCAATACCCACTAAAGCTGATTTATCAGTACCTGGGTCTATCCCGTATATCATAAATATTTAACCATCAAATTTATCTTTTGAACGTGTGGCTGTATTGTCTGTAGCGTGTGTAGCTCTTAAATAAATTGTGGAATTATTAGTAAGAGTGTTAGCACTTATTGCTGCAAAATGTAAACCTGGTATTTGAGCATGATCTGTTGATGTGCCCCTTGTATGCCCATTAGCATTAACAACTGCACTAGAAAAATCTGATACCTCGCTTACTTGAATTACAGCAGCGTCATTACCTGTAATTGTACTGGCATAACATAATATATTTATATGAGGTAAAACATTACCTGTGCCCCTTGCTATTTTACCTGGCCAATTTATTCTAGTAGTACTTTCAGTAAGAGTAGATAATTGTGGTGTACTTCTTCTAGGCATTCTCCACTCAAAACTAGTTAACTGGTCTGCCACAAAAGTTCTAGTATCACCTGAATCTTTATTCATTGCCATAATATTCTCCTTGTAAATTTTTAAGCCTAACAATAAAAAGTTCTTTAGCGCCAGCCAATCCCTTTTCATAATATTTGCTAAACAATAATTAAAATTAACGTATTGTGTGAATGGTTTATGTGTTCCCCAATCACTTTAATTTTTATCTTAACAAATTTACTGTTAGGCTTATCTATAATTTAAAGGATATTAGCCTTCATTCGTACTAAGTTTTTTAGCAGCATCCATAGCTTTCCCCATTAACTCGGTTGCAACTAGGAAAGCTTCGTTTGCATTTTCATGATAAACCTTTACTTTTGGTTTAACATTACCTTTTGAATCCACTGCATATTCAACATTTGATGAAGCTCGGGGATAGATCTCAACTTCTTTTTGTAAAAGTTCCCCTTTTTCATTTACAGTTTCAGTAACTCTCATTGCAGGATTACTATTAAACTGTTCCATTTGATTTACAATTTGTTCATCTGGTTTTTGCTCATTTGCTTTTTTTGGCATTATTTTTCCTCTTCTTGTTTAGTAGAAGCTTCAAGACCTCTCATATAGCCCTGGTGTTCTACTAGCTCTTGTTTAACTTTAGCTAATTCATCTTGCACTTTTGTTAATTCTGAAACAAGCGTATTATGTTGCTCTACCATAACTTCCATCGTAGCTTGAGCTTCTTGTTTTAAGTCTACATTATTAGTTTCTTTAGACATTATTATACTCCTTCTTTTCTGTATTGTTCTATCCAATTTTTCTTTTCCCTGGAAGGGACCCCTGTAAAATAATACCAGTGTCCATAGAGGTCAAAGAATTCTTTAACTGTTTTTTTTCTCCATGTATCAGTCATCTTACTGCCTACAATTTTTACTCTTTCTTCAGGCGTCAAACCTTTTAAATCGTCTTTCATATCTTGATTATTCATTAAGCGCTTCCAATAGTTTGAGCTGATTGCAATATTAAAGCTAAAGACTCTTCCTCACTAGGTATTTTAGAACCAACCGCCTGTGTCATAATTAATAATTCACCATATAATTCCATGTGGGAAACTATTAAAGGTATACAAGCCTTTTCTAACTGAGGGTGCTCTTTTATTAATTCAATAGCTTTCAATCCTGCAGATAAAGTTTTAATACGAATTTTAGCAAGAGGGTCATCCTTTAGATCTTCGTTAAGTAATTCCTCTAATGATATCATTAATTTTTTAAAATTCACTAATTAACCCCATTTTCCTCAAGTTGCATTTTAATTTTTCCGGTAGATTCTAAAATATAATCAAATACACCTGCTATCTTTTCGGTATCATGTATTGTATAGTTTTCCCCTTTATATTCAATAACCTGTCCAGGCTCAAGAGTACCCATATTAATTTTATTTCCATCAATATCAACCATATTTAACATAGGGGTCAAAGTAAATAAACAATCCATTAATGCTAAATCAAGTTTAGCTGTTGGATTAAGTTCGTTATCAAATAAATTATCCCAATCATGAGCATCCATTTTTGATAAAGATATTTTGTCACTTATCAAATTCATCTTCTCAACAATCGTACCATCGGGGTAGTGTATTTCTTTTGCTTTTATCATATTCAATCTCCGTTTAGTTTAAGTATTATTATAATTGTATAAATAAATTTACAAACCATTGAACTCATTGTAACCGTTTGCTTGTAAAATAGTGTACCTAAAAGAAATTAATCTTATAAGTAATATTGTATTATTCAATTAAATAAATATAGTAAAGGTTAATAAATAATTTTAAGATCATAATTGTGGTGCTTGATTGCCTGAATAACAATAATGATAAACTAAACTTAAATTGCTAGAATATCACAAGCACCACAGTAAAATGGAGAAGTCATGAAAGATAAAAGATATAAAGTTGACCAGTTTATAGTAAATGAGATGAGGCTTTGTAGGGAAAAAGGTATGACCTATCAAGAAATTGCCGACGGCTTTGAAGTCTCTTATTCAACTGCATTATATTGGTGCAATGATGAACAGCGTGCAAAACAAAGAGAAAAGAATGCAAAGCGAAGAAAAACAGGAAAAGAATTAAAAGCATCAATCTCACGTGACTTGTCAAAAAGAAAAGAAGCATTTAGAATTGATGAACGAGTAAAACTTAGACACGAGATCCAAGCAGCAATAGATGAGAAAAGAAGTAAAAGGAAAACCGTAAAAGGAATGGATATAGACTCTGCAAAGAAATTAATCAAAAGCGGTAAATTGAATAGACCAAATGCCAAAATTCAATGAACAAATAATCAAACTACATAAAGACTTGAATAAGTCTGAGCTCGTACTGTATTTAATTGTACGAAGATACATTGATGCGGGTACTCCATTGAGTTTAGAACGCGTCCAAAAGCTGATGTTAAAACTCTCTGATCTCGAGATGGGCAGACAAATAGTCAATCTAAAAGAAAAAGGGGTTATAAAATATGATTCTAGCTCAATAACTGACGCTTTTACGGGTGAAAAATGTGTTTTATTACCTGTAAAGATGCAATCAGAGAGTGGGGGCGACGAGCATTATATATACTATTTAGTAAATACTTATAATAATAGTAATAAAGATAATACTTCTATTAGTCTAGCGAAAACTAAGGTGACAGTAAAGTATAAACGGGCACTGCAGAGTCTGACAGTGATTCATATTAAGAAAGCTCAATTAGATTTAGTAAATTATTTTGCAGATAAACTTGTTGCAAAACAAGGCGTAGGTAAGACACCTGACTGGCGTAGACAACAATGGGCTATTGCAGGTCGAGTATTAAAAGAAGGTAAGCTATCTTTGGATGAATGGAAAGGCGCTATTGATTATTTTCTAGCGCAGGAATTCTGGGATGATAAACTTAATTCTTTAAAGCAGATTGAAGCTAACTTACATCAATATGTAATGAAGCGTAAGAAAACCACAACCGTTACCAAACAGGTTGATATTATAAAGTAGAGGATATATATGAATTTTGATTTTGACTTTCCGTATGATGATAACGTAAACCACAGTACTTATTATTATTTTCAACAAGGTTTAACCGCTGAAGATATTACTAGAGTACATGCACTGGCTGATACTGTTGATTTTGATGTTGCAACCACTGCTAGTAATAGCATTGATGATGAATCACTTGATAGTGTAAGAAAAAGTAAAGTTAAGTGGCTCCCGAAAAATGAATCAAGTCAGTGGCTATATGAAAAGATAGGGCAAATGGCTATAGAAGCTAATGAAGCTATATACAAATTTGACTTAACAACTATGAGAGAAAATTTACAATATACAGTTTATCCGGCCGATGCTGGTCATTATGATTGGCACATGGATAATGCAGGCGGCGGGATTATGACACAACGTAAGTTAAGTTGTACGATTGAATTAAGTGAACATGGACAAGACTACGAAGGTGGTAAACTACAGGCTAATGTTGGTAATGGAATTATTGAAATGCCACAAGGTGCTGGAACGGTTGTTTTCTTTCCTTCTTTTATGTTACATCGAGTTACACCTGTAACTCAAGGAGAACGTAAATCTCTTGTACTATGGATAGGAGGGAATCATTACAAATAAAAATTATTTAAAACTTTGGGGCTTTAATGAAAAAGATTATGAAAAAACATTTAATGAATTACAACTTAGTAAAGGGGTTGAAAAATATCTTAATGAATATATTGACAGTTTCCCTAATGGTGGTGGTTTATGTTTTATGGGGGATCCAAAGATTATTACCCGAACAATGGCAAGAACATGTAAAGAAATTTATGATAGAGGCTTATTCAAGAATAGAGTTAGTTTGCTTGATGTTCCTAGCTATCTTATTGGAATTAACTCGCTTGATTTTGGAGATCGCTCTAGGGAAGAAGCAAAAATAAATGAAAATTTAATTAATTCAGATTTATTTATTTTACAAGAGCTGGGTTTTACTAAATGGAATGAAGCTCAAAGAACAAGATTGTATTCGCTTATATATAAAAGGTACTCAAATAATTTACCAATATTTATTACAGTAAACGGTACACCTGAGAGTTTGGAACAAAATATTGGAGGCTCAAATTTTTTTAGAGTTGCTGATGCATGTAAATTTATACAACTATAAAGGGGATTATAATGGCAGATAAAATGGGTTTAAAAGCTATTATTGCAAATTATCAAGATATGCTTGATTCTGGCAAGATAAAACCAAACGGTTCAGGACATAAAAGATTACTTGAATTAAAACAAAAATTAAAGGATAAATATCTAGAAAGTTATTATGGCAGATCGATTACCACAAAACATTGAAGCTGAAAACGTTGTTTTAGGATTGATGATCTTGAGTAGAACTTGCTTAGCTAAAGGAATGGCTGACTTGTCTCAAGATCATTTTCATCGAAAAGATAATGGACTAATCTTTAATGGTATGCATGCTTTATTTGAAAAAGGTAAAGATGTAAGTATTGTATCCTTAACAGAGCAATTAAAAAGCACCAACACTTTATCAGCAGTAGGGGGTGGATTAAGATTAGCTGAATTAGCTGAAAGCTCAATATCAGATACTGAGTTTGAAACTTATACTGCTATACTTGAAGACAAGAAAGTAAAAAGACAATTAATTATTGTAGCAAATGAAATACAAACAAAAGGCTACGATGATGTAATGGACCAAGATGCTTTTCTTAAATATTCAATGGATGCTTTATGGAAAGCTACACCTTACTATTCCAGTTCTATTAGAGTTGTTAGCTCTGGGGATATGTCTGAAGTAAGAAGACAAGATTTTATTACAAGAAAGAATAGAAGAATTATAAACTTTGGTTGGGACAACCTTGATGAACTAATAGTAAATGGATTAAGTCCAGGAGATATTAGTATTATGGCTGCTAGACCCGGACTAGGTAAATCATCTGTAAAAACAAACATGATGTACAATTTACTTGAAAATGGTTTAGGGGTTGTAAACTTTGGTATTGAACAAGGCTTTTCAACAGAACAAGATAGACTAGAGTCTATCATGACCAAGATACCCTTATCAGAGATACTACGCTCATGGTCTTGGGATAACAATGATTATAGGTTAAAACTAATTCAAAAAGCTAACAAGAAGATTGATGAAGAATATAACTATCATGTTATCCCAAGTCGTTCAGTATCCGTTGCAGATGTAAGAAGTGTATTATATCAAATAACTCAACAAAGAAAAGTTGATGTTGTCTTCTTTGACTTGTTTGATAAATTGATGGATGTTAATGTTGCAACAAATAAAGCTCAAACTGTTGGGGTAAAGCTAGGGGAAATGTCAAGAATGGCTGAAGAATTTGATTGCCATATCTGTTGTCTTGTTCAAATAAACAGAGGCGTTGAAGGGCGTTCAGATAAACGACCAAAAATTAGTGATTTGAAAGATTCTGGTAATTACGAGGAAGCAGCTAGACTTGTAATGCTTTTATATAGAGAAAAATATTATTTTCAAGATTCAATGAATGATGAGATGGAAATCATCGTTGCTAAGCAATCAAACGGACCAACTGGGACGGCAACAATGGTATTTGATGAAAGTACCCTAGAGATTACACCAAGTGACGGTGGGCTAGAGAATTTTTAATGATACAGAATATTATAATAGCAACCAGTATAATAATTTTTATTGGAATTATAATTTGGAGGATTTTTAATGATTACGACTATTAAGAGTGATAATACAAATGATCTCTATTTACAAACAGTAAAAGCTGTAAGAGATAAAGGCGAATTACTTGCAAAGACGCGGGATCTTATGGGTGTTCAATTAATATTAACTAATCCACATAAAAACCTTTTGTATTATAAAAAGAATTGGAAATGGTGTTTTCAAGAATTATTTGATAGAATGTCTGGAGTATTTGGGGTTGATGAATATTATCAAAACCCTGGACTTGCTTATGAATATAGACCCGCTTGGAAAAGAAAACTTGCTAAAGAAGACGGTAAATTTCATTATGCTTATGGTCAATGTTATAAGCTTCAAGTACCCGCAACAATAAAATTATTGAAGAAAGAAAAAACAACGCGGGAAGCTATTATTAATATGTGGAATGATGAATATCTTTTAAACGTTCCCGATTATAATAGAAGACCTTGTACACTTACACATCATTTTTTAAGAAGAGATGATAAACTACATTTGTTTACTAACATGAGGACTAACGATATAATCAATCTATTACCTTATGATATCTTTCACCATACATTTTTACAGATTTACATTGCACAACAATTAGGACTTGAGGTTGGGGAATACCACCACTTTGCTTCTCACATGTATTACCCAAAACGTAGAGAATTACCTGAAAGAAATTTCTTGGAAAATTTTATAAACAAACTGGAAAATGTTAAAGAAATGCAATATGAAATTGTGCCCACCTCATTTGGACATGACTTACATGGGTCAATGCAACAGAATTATGATATGTATGGAGATAGTATATCAAACTTGGAAAACATCAGCTCACCTTATATCAGAGAAATGATTAAGCTGATCTTGAATATGCCTACTGAAAATAAAGAGTTTAACTGTCTAAGATAGCTTTATTTTAAATAGTTCTTGTTACCTAGATTTTTTATTGTTATATTTGATTAATCAATTATACACAATTATTAAATAGGAGGTCAAATGACAAATAAAGAGGCAGTATATCTTGTTAAAACATTTCAAGAAACTGGATCTTGTTCTGTATTTGATGAACTTTGGTCTTCAACAGTAATGATGGTTAATCCGTACAAATATTTTGACCCAAGCGGGGCAAGAGATGAAGAAGATTTTGAACAAATTACACGTATTGGATTATATCAAGCCATTAATACTTGGGAAGATGGTAAGGGTTCTTCAGTACTAACATGGATTAGAATGAGAATGCACCAAGCACTTATTAAAGAATTAAGAAAGATAACAAGAGAAGGTAGATTAGGCCATAAAATTAGTATGGACAATTCGGTATTTTTAGAAGATGATTCTAAATCAAATGTTGAACAACTAATTTATAAATCATTAAGTGAAACTGGTGGCTATAATAGACAATTCAATGAAGATCTATATTGGCAAATATATGCTGATGTTGAAGAAAAGGTTTCAAAGAATAGATCATTAGCAAAGGTATTCTATTTCAAGATTGCTTTCCCTAATGCAACAAGAGAAACAATTAGTAAAGCATTTGGCTTAAGCAAACCCTGTATTAGTACATACTTTACAACTATCAAAACTTGTATTGATTTAGCAAAAAGGAAATATGCAATTTAATTTAGGAAATAGTTATACTATAGTTACTAATGCTACACCTGAAGAAGAAGCATTGCTTCATCAATGGTGTAATAAAGAATATGAATATTACGGGCTGGACTTTAGTCAAAAGCCACCCCGCCGTATGAAAATGGTTAGTAAATTACCTTATTTTAAATACAATAAATTTCCAGCAGGCTGGACAGGTAAGTTTCTTCAAAGGTTACGGAAAGATCCGGCCAAAGCGGCTAATTCCGAGTACGTAACCTTTAAAGATGTTAGACATAAAGCTAATAGTAATCCAATGCCAATGAGATTAACACCAGGCTATAATGTTCCAGAATTACGTGATTATCAAGATAGGGCACTAAAGGCATCTCTTAAATCAAGTAGAGGTATTATTCATCATGCAACAGGGGCTGGTAAAACTGTTGTGACTGCTGCAATATTAGCTGAATTAGGTTTACCCTCTTTGATTATTGTACCAACACTTAATCTATTAATACAAACAGCTGAAGATTTAAAAGGCTTTTTAGGTGAAGACTTTGTAGGGGAAATCGGTGAAGGCGTTTTCAATCCAAAATTATTTACTGTTGCTACAGTTCAATCAGTATGGTCAAAGATTAAACGAAATGACGAAGATTTAAATAAATTATTTAAAGCAATTGATGTACTATGTATTGATGAAGCACACCATATCAATGTTGCCGGTAAGAACAAAATACAAAATACTTACTTTCAAATTGCTCTGATGCTCGATTGTTATTATAAGTTTGGATTAACTGCTACACCTGGTGACCCTGAGTCATTAGAAAGGGAATTACTTGAAGGCGCAACAGGTAGAGTTATTGACCATGTTAGCAGTAGTGAATTAATTAAAAGGGGTTTATTAACAAGACCCGAAATACAGATGTACAAAATTCATCCACCTCAAAGATACTCTGATTGGCAAGCAGCTTATAAACAAAATATTTTAAGGAATGCTAAAAGGAATGCTCAAATTGTTCGCTTAGCTGAACAATATTCAGCACAGGATAAATCAGTATTGATTACTGTAACCAGAGTTGATGAACATGGAGGTTTATTAACTGATATGATTGAAGATGCAGTATTTATGTCAGGCAAAACACCAGCTGAAGAACGTAAACAAATACTTGAAGATTTTGGTAATAAAAAGATAAAAGTTTTAGTTAGTACTGTTGTTAATGAGGGAGTTAACATTCCATCAATGGATGTTATTATTATGGCGGGTGGTGGTAAATCAAATAAACAAACTGTTCAAAGGGTTGGTAGAGCATTACGTAAATCTGAAGGTAAAAGTAAAGCAATGATAATAGATTTTTATGATGCTGACAATGGTATGCTTGAACGCCACTCAAAAGCAAGATTGAAGACTTACAAAAAAGAAAGTGAATTTGAAATTAAACCAATAATTGAGATAGACTAATGGGTTTGGGTAGAGATAAAATAACAGGTGCTTATACAATGGATATAAATTATAAGAAGTATGACTGGGGCGCTGATTTTTATATTCCATCTCCACAAACTCAAACTTCAAATATGACGTTTGATAAAGCTCAATCATTTGGATTTAAAATATGTTCACCATATAGTTTTATATATAATCCAGGTAAACCGAGTGATATATTCAACAGTTCAAATGCTCCAAGTCCCGAAGAGCAAAATGCAACAGAATATAATGAAGGTTTTAAATTTGATTTAGGTTTAGAAATTGAATTGCCACCAGGTACATGTTTTTTGGTTTTATCACTGGACGAATCAAACTTTGAAAGTTATGTTATTGACAATGGGGAACCTAATAAGTTTTTTGCAATTACTCTATATTGTAAAAAAGGTAATGGTAAAATAACTGAATATAAAAAGGGTCAACCATTACTTTGGGTATTACCAATACCAGATATGGCTTATAGCTATCAATATAGAAAACAAGGTGGATTAATTGGGAAGAAATAGAAGAAAATGGGGCGGTCTTAAAGCTAAGTACCGTAGAAGATTTAAATTAGAAAAAAAGAGACGAGAGGCTATGGAGCAATATGCAAGCAAAAGAAAAAAATCCAGTAAAGAAGATAAAAGAAAGTAGCTTATATAAACAATTATCTATTTATGTTCCTAAGCATCAAAGAAATTTTGTTGCTATTTGTGAAGAATTTGTAAAAGCTAAATACCCAGGTGAAAGTTTATCAGCTTTTATTCTTGATTGTATAAGAGATAAAATTAATACATTATCAAGAGAAGATAAGAAATTGTTTGAAGAGCAAGCATATAAACTTGCTAAAAAAGAAAAACCATCTACAAGTGATTTTGTAGATAAGTTCATTAAAAATATGTAGGAGGTACGCATGGCTATGAGCACACTAACAAGGGATGACATCAAGAACATTATTGATATGCCCGATTTATCCACTAAAGAAATTTGTGAGGTAATCAAAAAGGAACTCAATATTGAAATTGAACCTACCCTTGATAAAAGCGAAATGATTGATGAAGTTTATAATGCTTATCAATTAGCTTTACAGGAAATTGAAAATAAAAAGAATGAAGCAAAAGTTGAAAAGACCAAAATTAAATCAACAACAGGCTTTAATATTACTGTAAAAGAGTTTATTCTTAACTTAATTAAAGAAAATAAACATACTAAAAAAGATATTATTGATATAACTAATACAGAACGCGGTTATGCTGCAAAAGGTTCTACTTGTAAAACAAGAGTCTCAAGGGTTGTTAGAGAGTTAATCAAGCAAGGTAAACTAAAAGTTGCAGCTGATGGCATTTACAAATATGAGGAGTAAAAGATGATCTTAATTTTAGAAGGTGTTGATTGTGCCGGTAAAACTTGGATGGCTGAAAGAATACTTAAGCAAGCTCCAAACGCTTATTTAATTAAGCATGGTAATAGACCAACAGAAGATTCAGCAGCAGCATCACACATGTTATATAAAAGTTATAAAGCAATGCTCGATACTTATGAGCAAGCAATTAAACCAACAGGTGGTATACTTATCTTTGATAGGTTTTACATGTCTGAATTGATTTATGGACCTGCTACTCGAGGGTATAATTTACTTACACTTGAGTATCAAGAAGAATTAAGCAAACGTTTAAAAGATAATGATCATTTGTATGTTGAAATTACAGCTACAAAAGAAAACATTATTAAACGTATGGAATCAAGAGGTGAATACTATTTAAAACTTGAAAAGCTTGATTCTATTATAACGGGCTATGAAAATTTTTATGATATAACTACATTAAACAGGGCCAGAATAGTTTCTGGAGATAGCAATGTTGATTTCTTAATCAACGAAAGGATAAAAAATGGGTAAAAAAAGTAAAGTCTTTTATGATCTTAATGATAGAGCAAACAAAGCTATTTATAATAAAGGTTATAGAGCGGGTAAAAAATCTGCACAAAAACCTATCAAAGGGGTTTGGAGAAGACTAATGTTTGTATTGAAAGGTAAATAATGTTACAGTTTAAAAAATTACACCCTGATGCTATAGTACCTAAAAGGGCGCACGGAGATGATGCTGGCCTGGATGTTTATACTATTGAAGATATACGCATTCCTGCCAGAGGTGATATGGTAACTGGTTTAGGATTAGCTTGTAAGTTTCCAAAAGGCCATGCATTATTGGTCTATAATAAATCAGGCAGGGCAACAAAATTAAAATTAGATAAAGGCGCTGAAGTAATTGACGCAGGCTATAGAGGTGAAATACATGTCCACCTATTTAACCATTCTGATCTTAGTGTTATAATTAAAAAAGGTGAAAAAATTGCACAGTTAATTTTAGTACCAATTTGGGCAGGTCAACCCGTTGAAGTTGATGAGCTTGATAATACTGAAAGAGGCGATGGAGGTTTTGGAAGCTCAGGTCTTACTTAAATGTTTGTTCAAGTTACTGGTAAAAATATGTCTGAACTATGGTTCAATCTTTTAGTACATACTGCTACTGGTAATCAACACTCTTATTATTATCCAACAATGTTTTCTCGAAGAGTTTATGGATATACAGAGGGGATACATTTTGATGATACAATTATAGAAAAGGATTTTTATAAATACTCAGGGTATAATAAAGATATGAAGTTGAGCAGATTAAGAGAAAGCTATTTTGGACCCAAAGTTGAAAAACAATATGATTTATTAGTCTCTCAAATTCGTCAATTACAGCCAAGACAAGCAAGAGGTTTAATTAGTTTTTCTGAGCCAGCTTTTAATAGGACTGATAGACTTAAATGTTTAGATAGTTTATATATACAAAAGTCAACTATGACTGAATATGAAGCTTTAATTGTATTTAGAAATACTGAAATATGGCCAAAAACTTATATGGATTTTGAATTTTTAAACGAAATGCTAGAGGGGTTTGTAGAGCAACGTGTTAGATGTACTTTATTCTCCTGCTTTATGACATCGTCATTTATCAATATGCACCAGGCCCCTACAGCAGCAATGATGATGAGGAAGTATGGTATTACTAGTTGGAATCCATCTTTTAAAGAAATGCTAATAAGATTTAAAGATAAATTTGGTGACCCTGCAGTTTTAGAGACAGTTAAAATGCAGTGGATAAAAAGGGTATTAACTCGTACTTATAGATTATTTGAAGAAGACGGTGTTGATATTGATATGTTAATTGGAGATTAAATGAAAGAATATAAAAAGATTGCTACAGAAATTGGTAAACTAGTTACAGAAAAAAACAAAGCTTATGGTGATTCATTTGGTAATGGGCATAAGGTTTTAAAAGTCTTATACCCAGACGGTGTAAAACCCGAACAGTTTATAGACATGTTAACTACAGTCCGTGTTATTGATAAGTTGTTTAGATTGGCTAATGAAAAGGATGCATTTAATGAAAGCCCTTGGCGTGATATTGCAGGTTATGCTATTTTAGGGGCGGCAAATGATGAAGCAATCCTAACAGAAGAAGATGAATCAGCTGCAAGTTACGACATAAAAGGAAAAGAGGAATAACATGAACAAATATTTCTATTCAGCCAAACTATTAAAAGTAGTAGACGGGGACACAATTGATGCCCTTATTGATGTAGGATTTGATATATGGGTAAAAAAGAGAATAAGATATATGGGACTAGATACTTGGGAAAGTAGAACTAGAGACCTTGAAGAAAAGAAAAAAGGTTTAGCAGCTAAAGCTAGAAACAAAGAATTACTTGAAACCAATGATAGTAAGTTTTTTGTTCAAAGCCACGGCCTTGGTAAATATGGAAGATTATTAGGTGAGGTATTTATTGGTACTGAAGAACAGCCAATAAGTGTTAATCAGCTTTTAATTCAAGAAGGCCATGCTTATATCTATGATGGTGGTACCAAGAAAGTTTTTGGTAGCTAAACTTATATTTAATTAATAATTAAATTACGGAGAATTAATGACACAACCTGTACATGAATGTATTGAACAAGCAGTTTTAGATTTATATAAAAATGGTCAAGAAGTAAAGCCACTTAAATGGCAATCAACTGAAGTTGAACATCCAATGATTGAAATAACACAACGTTTCTATCAAATGAGAATGCCAAGTAATATATCTATACTTCAAAGCCAAACTAAAGCTGATCAGCCTTGGTCTGAAGACCATTTTCAAGAACGTGTATCAGGTGAACCATTAAACCCAGGTAATCAATATTATAACTGGCCTTATTATGACCACGGTAAAGATAATGACCGTTTTCGTGAAGGTGATAAACAGTTTAGCCATTCTTATATGGAAAGATATTGGCCACCTCGTGATTTAAAAGGTATACGCTACAACTATGGGGATCTAGATCATCTTGTTGAGCGTATGAAAAAAGATCCATTAACGCGTCAAGCTTACCTTTCTGTGTGGTATCCGGAAGACCAAGTTGATATTGGTGAACGCGTACCTTGCACATTGGGCTATCATTTTATGATACGTGATAATCGGTTGCACTGTACTTATTTAATTAGGAGTTGTGATGTACGTAGGCATTTTAAAAATGATATTTACATGACAATTCGCCTAGCACAATGGGTAAAAGATAAGCTTGAAATGGATCTTCAAATGGGTGATTTAAATATGTGGATTGGTTCTTTACATGCTTGGTCCTTTGAAAGAACAATGTTAAAGGCCGGTACAGTATAGTGTTCAACTTTTATAATGTAGGTGGAATCTATGGAGGAATTGGTGGAGCATTGTTGGGAGCCCAATGGGGAGGCTTTGATGTCAAATTCAATATTGAACCTCGAGCTTTTTTTAATCCTGATACATTTATGAACAACTTTCCCAAAGCCCGTTGCACAACTGGTTTTGATAACTATAAAGATTTGAGAGGCACGCCAAGCCACCTAATTATTGGATCACCAGATTGTAAACAGTTTAGCAACTTAGGTACAAAGAGAAAAGATAAAGGAAAGCTACATGAACTAGACCCTTTTGATTTTGATTATGTAAAATTTTTAACAGCCGTTAACCATATTCAACCCGATTGTTTTATATTAGAAAATGTACCCAATGTTTTAAAGACTTTATGGTTTGAGGGCAAAGAATTAAAGTTTAAAGGTAGTGGAGATTCTATCTATGAATTACCTAATTATAATATTCAAACTGTTATTTTAAATGCTTTGGATTTTGGAGTACCACAGAGCCGTAAAAGAGTTTTTGTAATTGGAGCTAAAAATTTTGTACCTGATTTTGATATGGATAAAGTAAGTACAGATTTAATTAAAAAATATTATAAAGGAAAGATTTTAAAAGAAGTGTTAAATATACCAGACGGTGTACCAAACAATAAGCCACCAAGACATTCTGCTAAAAGGGTAGAAGGTTTTTCTAAACTAAAAATAGGTGAATCATATTATGGTACACAAAATAATTTGAGACTAAATCCGGAAAAACACGCAGGTACTATCGCATCTCATTGTTCCCGTTTTGTACACCCCCACGAGTCTAGGGTTTTAACCGTCAGGGAGAATGCTAGAATTATGGGTTTTCCAGATAGCTTTGAGTTTTATGGAAATGAATCTGGACAATTAGACCAAGTAGGAAAATCAATAGTCCCCCAAGTATCAATGGCAATTGCTTATTATATTAAAGGGATGCTAAATGACTAAACTCGACTCAACTAAATTATTTTCTTTAATCCAGATTGAAGATGTAATAAAAGATTATATGCCGATTCAAAAAATTGGCGAAAACTACAGGTGCAAATGTCCATTCCATCATGACAGTGATCCCTCATTAGTCATCTCACCCAGAATTGGTATTTTTAAATGCTTTGGCTCTGGTTGTGGAGAAACAGGTAATGCTGCAAGTTTTATTGCAAAATATGAAGACATACCTTACCCACAAGCTTTAAAAATGTTAGCTGATAAAGTAGGTAGACCAGATCTAGCACCAAAGGCACAAACAAAAGAGTTCAAAGATGTTTTTGAAATAAACCAATTTGCTTTAAACTTATACTCTAATATCTTATTTACAAAAGATGATGCAAGTGCTAATGCTAGAACGGCTTTAAGGGAACGTAGAATAACACAAGAGACCGCAAAACTGTTTCAATTAGGGTATTCACCAAATTCATGGACTTGGCTCGTAGACCAGCATTTAGACAATGGTTTACTCGAACAAGCAAATCTTATATTAAAGACTGATGCAGGCCACTATAGAGATTACTTTAAAAATAGAATAATCTTCCCTATGTTCCATCAAAAGAAATTAATTGGGTTTACAGGTCGTACACTGGGCGTATCTCAGAAAATTCCTAAATATCTAAATTCAAAAGATAGTGACTGGTTTAAAAAATCAAAACTATTATATGGTTGGGCTCAAAATGCCCAACAAATAAGAAGACAAAAAGAGATTGTAATTACGGAAGGACAATTTGATGTATTACAATTACACCAACGAGGTATTCAAAATGCTGTTGCAGTATCGGGTAGTTATTTTGGAGCTGATCAGGCTAACTTATTTCAAAAAGCTGTAAAGAAAGCTACGATAATGAGTGATGGTGACAAAGCAGGTATTGAAGCAACAATAAGAATTGGGGAATTTTTAATTGAACGAAATATCGACTCTCATATTATTCATGTTGAAGGTAAAGATCCCGATGATCTAGCACGTTATAAACACCGATTTAACTGGGATAAACTTAATACTAAATATGGTTATAATTTTGTTGAGTTTTGTCATCAACAAAAAGGCTTAGAATCTACTTTAAAACGTATATCGGGGCACCGTAATAAATTAAAATTAAGCCAGGATTTAAAAATACTAAGTGACTTGTCAGGTTATGATGAAAAACATTTAGAACATTGGTTAGCCCAATATAAAAAAGCACCATTGACTGAAATGTTAGATTTAAAAAAAGATGAATTGAATCTAGAAGATGAGTTAATGTTATTATATGCTTGTGATGATATAAACGTTCCGATTAATGGTTTTTTGAAGAATAGACTAGATAAAGATTTAATAAAGGTAATTGATGATAAACCTAAAGGATTAACTCAAGATTTAGCAAGAAATACTAAGTATGCGTCTAGATTATCAATACTTGACAATATTAAAGATAAAGATAAATACGCTAAAGATTTAATAACTAAACTTAATCTTGATTATATGAAAAAAGAAGTTAGTAAAAACAAAAAATTATATAAAGAAACTCAAGATTCTAAATACTTAGAACAAGTAGAATCTATGGTTAAGAATATTAACAAAATGAAACTAAAGGTTAGAAATGGACAAAGTTATAGCTCTTCGATTTGATAATTTAAAAGAAATATCAACAGTAAAAACATTATTAGAAATTGGCTTATCAGATTTAGAAATAAGCCCAGGTGATGCTATTATTGGTAGACAAGTTATTGACCAACTCAATAAATGTGGTGAAATGATGCAAAAGCAAAATGGCAAGACTAGATAGAAAAGAATATTTTATGTCAATTGCAGAACTTGCAGCTTTAAGGGGTACTTGCCCCCGAGCTCAAGTTGGCTGTGTATTAGTTGATGAAAGAAACCGTATCAAAGCTACAGGTTATAATAGTAGCCATCCGGGCTCTTGTCATTGTGATGATCATAATTGCTTAATATCAGAAGGCCATTGTATTAGAACAATTCATGCAGAAGTTGCAGCTGTACTTAATCTAGAAAAACAATATAAAAATTTAACTGCTTTTGTAACTCACGAACCTTGCATGCATTGCTACAAGATATTAACAGCGGCGGGAATAACTAAAATTTATTATAAATTTCCTTATGGTGATCATGAAGAAGAGTATTATGAATTACAAAATGAGATTGGCGTTGAGATGAAGGAGTTTGCAAATGTCCCGTTTTAAAATAAAGGAAATGATTGAAGTAATTGATAACTCAATCCAGACGTTAGAACAATTAAAAGAAGAGCTTCAAAGAAATGAAAAGGATTTGCTTAAATTCTAT